GCAGAGCGCTATCCATCAAAGAAATATCCATATCTTCAAAATGCGATCGATAACCAAATCCACCATTTGAGCCAATATTTCGCTTATCACAGTTAGTAGCTACCTTTGATAGAGATGGTTGTCCAGCGTGACAGATGGTTTTTTGATAAATACCTTGTTCCCAAAGAGAATTGGCTACGATGATTTCTTTCACCGTAGGAAGAATCACATTCTTAATTCTGTAATCTTTCAACTCTTCATCAAGGATCTTTTGACCACTTGCACCATCTACTACAATCTGAGATACATCAGCTTGTCGCAGAAAAGCTACCATCCACTCATTTCCATTACGAACGGATTGACAATCGACGGTTTCAACGAAGAAACGACCATCTTTGGTACGAGCAGCAATACTCATCGCTACATTCGTTCCATCTTGTCCGTACTTAATACCAACAGATAACTTCCCAGTTAACTCTGGGACATCATCCACCTTGAGTTCATTCCACTCAGTTTCGGAAATAGCAGATTTCTGATTGTATGTTGGCCAGAATCCCAAACGCTGGATATTATGGTCCAACTTATCCTCACCAAGCTCTGCTTCAATCTTACGCTCATTTAAGTGGTACCCCATAGATGGATTTGAATTGTACCAGGCTTCCACATCGTCAATTTCCTTTTCATCAGAAACCGACCATTCAGCCCAGCCAGAATACTTTCCTTTCCCAAAAAGACAAGTCTCACGATATTTAGTAAAGACGGTTCCGCTTGATACAGGTGTTGGAGGTGTTCCACACATAATTGTGATAGGGTTCTCACTATCCGTAACTGTATATTTCAAAGCAGATTCTTGCTCAGTTGTATACTCCTGAGCCTCGTCAATGATCAGCATGTCAAATCCTTCACCAAGACCACCATTTGATGTTCTGGTACGGAATTGAATAACACCACCTGTTGAATATAGCTCAATTCTTTCTTGTCCCTTAGCTCGAATGGAGTTGAAATCCTCACCATCCACATACCCCATTTTCTCAAGGTATCGTTTAACCTTCTCAAATGAGGCATGAGAGGTAGAAATTCTGTGGGCAGTATGTAGGATATTTAATCCTTTATGTAGCCCCCAAATTTCAAAAATATAGAGGATTTCTGATTTACCATTACGACGTGGAATTGAATAGCCAAACTTCTGATGCACCCAAAGTCCATTTTTATCAATGGCCATCATCGGTAACAAAAGATTTTTCTGCCAGGCATAACAAGAAAGACCTGTCCGCTCGTAAAGTTCTATCGCTTCCTTAGCTCTTGAATTTTTCTTGACGTATTTTAAAATCACCGATTGAGTAGGATTCTGATTGCCAAGTTTCTTCCTAGCCATTCTAATTTCCTTTCAATCGTCATCGCATGATAACCCTATCGCTGGGAGATATCGGATCACCTCCTAAACTAAAGCACAATAAAAGCACCCTTACGAGTGCTTAAAATTTCTTATTTTCGGTCCGAAAAGAAATCGGCCCAAAACGGATTTTCTTTATCAAAGATCTCAATCTCTTCTGAACTCATATTATGAGGATAATCTTCAAAAAGATTATAGAATTTTTTCTTGTTGAATGTGATTAGCATCAAGCCTTTAGCAAACCATGATGTATCAACCCACCAAGTTTTATCGCCATCATTTTCTTTATAACAATAATCGGACCAGTTCACTTCATCATAATCATTTTTCATGCCCCTCATCCCCTTTCATTTGTTTAGAATCTGCTGTATTGATAAAACTCAATATCTTGTGAAATTCAGGGTTATCTTTCAACGAGTTCACATCAATGAGATAACTCTTTGCATCATATCTTCTCCCAACTGCATCGTGAGACTTTTGACCTTTGAATCTCTCTTTCAGAACAATATTGTTAAACGGTTTAAAACCATTTAACGTTTCTGTTTGAAGTTCCAAGAACTCGAAACGACCTTCATTTTTTCTTATAATAGCTGCATGCTTACCTGTTGCTAAGTAGTACTCATTCCCACTTTCTACTTTCTCCAACAATTCTTTTACTGCAGTAAAATCATTTGTATGTTTAGCAACATGCATTTTAACTCCTGGAAGACTCCCAATCATTTCAATTCTACTATTTCGAGAAAAGAAATCACAACTCTTTCCTCCTCTAAAATCTAAGACAGTATAGCCACCTTTGTTTCCAATATATGCAAATGCTACTGACGAACAAGATCCTAGTGTCATATCTCCACCACCAACAGCTTCGATAATTTGTTCCTCAGTTAATTTTTTACGACTTTTCTTAATAGGATTTGAAAGAATCCCATTTTGAAGAGCTAGCTTTCTCACTTCACTCATTTGCAAATCTTTGTTTATGTCTTTTCTTACTTCTATTTTAACATTTTCATCTTTTTTTCTCCAAATTTTATTCCAAATATCCTGAACTTTTCCGTTTTTAGGATCATAATCTACAATACAACGACAATGCTGATGCCTTCTAAAAACGTTCTTTGGGACTCGTGGATATTTATAATTCCCCTCGACTTCTTGACACCATTCACAACAATGAAAATAAGATGTTCTGACAATCTCTGGTTGTAATCCAGCTTTATGATGAAACTCCGCATTCTCACGAATGCTATCATCAACAATAGACTGTGTGAAGTTCACAATAGGTTCATCTAGCAACCAACTGACATCCTCGAAATTATCCTCAGATGAAAAGCGATTGACAATGCCAGCTATTCGGTCCTTATTTAGTTCAGGAACTTGAACTTTGAGACCGATTTTGGCTTTATCGTTCAAATTCTTCTGGACATCACTAGCATAACCACTCACAAGCTCGTAATTTCGTCCTAGCACGTCCGTCAGCAAGCGCTGAGCGATATTGTAGTACATTTTACCGTTTGGTAGTTTATCAGCGCTTATAGAAGATCCTAGAGCCTTAGAAAGAATTTCACCAATTTCAATCGCAAACTCATTTGCTGTTTTGTAAGTTGCTTTTTGGGCTTTCAGTTTAGCGAAAGCATTTCGAATAATCTCACTTTCACCATAAGCAAACTCGAATTCATTTTTTACTTCTTCCAGAAGTTTAGGTAGTACATCAATCTCATCATTCATCTACTTGCTCCAAAACTTTTGTTCTATTCAGCATTTCTTCCGCTTCAGTAGAGTTGATTCCGGTTGAGACTAACAAAGAAATAGCATTTTCTTTCGATAAAACACCTTTTTGGTAATTACTTAAAAGAGACGTAATTTCATAGGTTGAAATAATCCTGTTTTTCTGTTTATCTACTCCAGATTCAGCACTAGACGATGTTTGTGGAATCTCTACAACAGGTTTAGCAGACATATCTCCAGCAATACCTGTAAGATCACGAATTGTTTCTGCATTGATGTAACCCGGTAATGCTTGATTTAGCTTCACAACACCATCACCAATCATAGTCATTGTATTGGCATCCGCTTCAAACAATGGTTCCCATTTTACTGTGGTTCTTACAAATTGGCTTCTAGCATAACGAAACTCATCTCTCAAACAAGCAGCAACATAAGCCACATTTAGCAATCCAGCACCTAGTGACCGCTGAGCCTTTCGACCAGCAAGACGAAGATTCTCGTGACTTGCCTTGATAGCTTCCACAGATGAGGGATTATCTGAAACAAAACCAAGGTCATCTAAGGTCAATCCCATTTCCCCAGCAAATCCAGCTGCTGCTGTTCTTAGCTGTTCTGTAAACGGAGACATGCTTGCTGTAGTAAATTGTCCTATACTTGGTTTTTCGCCATTGTCACTAGCTGAAATAGTTAACAAACTCGAAACAGTTGCCTTCCACTTTTCTAACGGCTCAACATCTGGATCTAGTCCGATAATGTATTTCTGTGGCCAAGAGTAGAACTCAGCAGTAATATCCGCCCGTTCTAGAGTTCGTTTAGCGTATTTTTGATAATACATTCCCGCTCTAGTAATTCGTGATCGCCCAAAAGGACGAACCGCATCTGGACGATGAATAACAGGAACAAGCAACGGAATACCAGTTTCATTTAATACCGAATACGGAGTTCCATTTTTAGGGATGAAATGAGTGGCATTTGGTTCAAAATACGCTTCAAGCGTTGGTTGATTATAATCATCACGAGCTAAAACAGCATATCCTTCAAGCAACAAACCTGTAATAGGGTCAATAACTCCAGTAGCATTGCTAGCTTCAATAACTTGTAATCTCACTTCTTCATCTTCACCTTTAGAAATGTAGATGAAACTACAAGATCCTATTAATGCTGCCAAAATTGCACTATCAAAGAAAATATCAGGATTATTGCGATTGAAGATCTCCATAACTCCAAAATCATCATTCGCAAATTCTCTAAAAATCAAACGATCTGCAAGACTATCAACACCTTTTGTTGCCCATCCAAGTACAGATTTATATTTTACACGGATGTGAGCAGGAATTGTGATTCCTAACGGTGATTCATGGTGCTGCATCGCATAATGTTTATATCTCAGATTAACTCTCCCTTGATAGAGAGTCAACTTCCTCCTGAGATAGTCAATTCCTCTTTGTTCCAAACCGTTCTCCTTTCTTGTGATGATTTGGCGCGAAAAAAAATGTACAGTGACGGTGTGAAGGCCTTGAGCGCCTAGTGGGAGGGGGATACCCCCCTATCCTCAGCTAGGACTTCCTCATACTATTCTATTTTTCTCGAAATCTGATAATACGGTAATTCATATTTTTATTAAAAAATAATTTAATTATATTTTTTATTTTAAGATCTATATTTTGTCCAATCTCTCGATTGTGGCAAGTTCCTGTTACCAACAACAGTACTACTTGCTGATTTATCATCAGCATATAACTTGTCAGACTTCTGTCTATTGCATTGCCAATGCGCTAACTGTAGGTTCTGAATATCTGATGGATGACCATTTCTATTGATTGGAATGATATGGTCAATTACAGGTGATAGAGGATGTGGGTACCTCAGGGACTTATCGACAGGTAGGCCACAAATTCCACAAGTGTTGCTTGTTTTTAGAATTATTTTTTTGTTCTTCTCGAATGCAACTCGATGCGGACCAATACGGTCTGCTCTTTCTTGGGGGGTATTCATATTGTGGGGGGGCCTTTCTTTTTTAGATAAAGGTGGGTATTTTAGTACCCTGGGTATATTTTTATTAAGGGGGGTGTTTTCACCTCTTCAATACCCTCGTATATTTAACATATCTTATATTCTGTTAAATAAAAACAAACTTCTTCTAAATCAGTTCTAGCAAGTGCTTGCATCTATTTTTCTTATCACTAATTTACTTTTTCTTATTGTGTTAAATAAATAGCTGATTAATATCTAAATTTCATCATCGAATCATCCAATTCATCTTGATTAATTCCTATATATTTCAATGTGATATCTGGTGAAGAATGGTTGAATAACTCCATCAAAATTGCTACATTTTGATATTTTCTATAGTGATGATATCCAAATGACTTTCTCATAGAATGTGTTCCTATATTCTTAAGTCCAACATGTTCAGCAGCTTGTTTTAATATTTGGTATGCTGCTACTCTACCGATATGAGCAATTCTAACTCCATCAGTTCTAACTTTCTTTTTGCTAGGAAAAAGATAATCATAACCATGTAAATCATTCTCTTTGATATAGTGGTTTAATGCCTTCCTTAATTCTGGATTGATTGCAAATCGCTTAGTTTTCCTGGTCTTCTTCTCAATAACTTCTATTCTATCGCCTGTTACTTGCTTGACTTGAAGAGGTATGATATCGCTGATGCGCATTCCAGAGTACAGTCCAAACATAATCAGAACGTAGTTTCGTTCGCTCTTTGACTTTAAAAAATCTTTCATTCTCTCGATGTCATCAAGTTCACGAATAGGTTCTACTTTCTTCATGGTATCACCTCCAAACTACAAGAAAAGGCAGGTTGTGCCTGCCTTTATAATTATTTCATAATATAATTTTAGCACATTAAATCGTATATTTACTCCGAACTTACTCCAAATTTACTCCAAGAAAACTCCAAAAAAACTCCAATTTTTATTCTAAGATTTCAATTTGTTCTCCATTTCGGTAAAGCTCAGCAAATGCCATTAGAGCCTTATCTAAGATATCGTAGTAAGAACTTTCTGAAATAGCCAAATCCATAGAGATTGTTTCGTCTTTCTTACAGTCCCACTGCAGATATTTCTCGTAAAGGATTCTACGATAGAGTGGATCATGTAATCCACTCACTGCTTGTTCAATTGCATCAAGTTCAAGTTCAGCATCAACTTTTCGAATTGCTAATTTTTCGACCTGGCTATTTCTACTAAACGATTGAGATCGTGGCATAAATGAGTATGTAGTCGTTACTCTTTGACCTTCCTTATCATTAGCAACCCTTCTCCATCTCAGATACCCTTTTAGAATCTTCTTAGCATTCTCTTTCGTTTTTGATTCGTTCACTTCAGGGAAAAAAGGCATCGTTCACCTCCAATCTTACTCAGTTCCGCTTTGTTTACTTAGAAGAGATTCTAGTTCCTTTTTCATTCTCTTCAAGTTCTTCTTCAAGTATTCTCTATGAGCAGTTCGAGATTGAGCAAGTGATCTATCGGATGGTTGAGAATATTCTTCAATTTGTTGCTCGATTAATTCGATAGAATGTCTTTTACTCTTGATTAATGTGTCTAGAAATTCACTCATTCGAAGACCTCATCAATCTCTCTAACAACTTCATTGTGCCTAAATGGCTCGTAAGCTACTCTTCCAAATCCGTGTTCATCTACTTCATCTGGATTATCAGTTGCATATTTTAGAAATAGTGGCATCTTGCATTCATGGCAAATCCATTTTTTAGCAGCTGGTCTAACATGACCTACTGTACAATTGCCACAAAAAGGACATTGCACATCAACTTTTAAATTATTCATACTTCATTCTCCTGAATATTAGAATGGAAAATCATCATCAGAAATATCCATAGGGTTAGTTTTTTCAAAACTTGTCGGAATTTGATTTTCCATACTTGCATTGTTTGCAGAATTATCCTTTTTTTCAAGGATTTGAAAACTTTCAGCCACAACTTCAGTCACATAGACATGTTGTCCTTTCTGGTTATCATAACTACGAGTCTGAATGCGACCTGTAATCCCTACAAGATTGCCTTTTTTTACCCAATTCGCAAAATTTTCAGCCTGTTGGCGCCACATCACAACATTGATAAAATCTGCTTCTCGATCTCCATTATCATTTTTAAAATTTCGATTAACTGCTAGATTAAATGTAGCGACTGCAATATTTGATTGTGTATATCTCAATTCAGCATCACGAGTTAGCCGACCAATAAGTACGACATTGTTAATCATTGTTTAAATCCTCCTCTTTGACAAACACTCCGTCAATCATTTTTCCTTTGCGGTCTTTAATAGCATCATACGCAATCTGCAAGCAATTTTCTGTATTAGTCCCATTAAACAATGAAACAAAATTAATTACGCTATCCAGAAACATCAAATCAGACTTAATAAGAGGCGTCTGAGTCTCATTATGACAAATGTGAGCATAAAGTTTTTGTGCGATATTGCCCAGGCTTGAAACCATCAGCAGCAATTCAAGTTCCTGTTGATTAGCTGAAATTTGAGCACCATTCTTGATTTGTTGCTCAAGTCCAATCAATACTACCTGAATATCACCAAGTGCATCATAGATTAGTTCAGATTTATCCTTTGCGATGCCTTCAAACAATTCACCTGATTCTTCCATAAGTTTCAAGAATTGTTTTACAGGATTTGCTTCATGTAGATTTCTATCTACAAACCATTGTTGAACTTTGCTTTCTAATTCTGTGTTGTTCATAGTTTTACCTCGTCTCCAATTTTCAAAAATTCGTAGTTGTCTTGCGATACTACGAATGTTCCGTAGTTCTGTATTGTGATTGTGTGCAGTTCGCCTATTTTTTCTTTGTGAACGACTCTGCCTTTGATTTCTGCACCTTGATTGTCAGCCTTATAGACGATAATCGGACGCTTTTGTTCTAGGTTCTTAATGTTGATACATTGCCAGATGTTCAATCCAGTGGATAACAGAATCCAGATTGCTATGAATCGTTTCATTCCTTCGCCTCCTCAATGTCAATACCTGGGCAATTGAGCACCCACCCAAAGCCTGCTTCTTCTAATTGTTTGCGGGTAAATTTAGTTCTAAACGGATACCACTCACCACACCAAAATATTTTTCCATCTTTTTCGCACAAGATTTGAGCATGATTTTTATAGTTTCTAGCTTTTGGCATGGAAATGCGATACCGCTTCTCTTTCTCCACCTCGTAGCCGAACTGGTGCATATTGACGAGGGTTTGAAATGGTTTTTTGCCAGCGGTTAGAAACCACCTTTCAAACTCATTAAGTTTATCGCTATCAAAAACCGATGGAATGTTATAGGCATATCGATACAAATTCGCTTCAAAACTATCCTTATTCTCTTCATACCAATCCGCCACAAACTGCGGTACTACGACTTTCTGAGATTCGTCTAGTTGGTCCAAATCTTGTAGAAAAATTTGACGAGCGGTTTCTGCTCCTGGAGCATCCCATACACCTTCAAGTCTTTTGTACTTCTTTATCAATTCCTGTTTATTCATTCTTAAACCCCTTCAATTCCATGTGGACAAAATATAGTTTTAACAACCAGGTGTGCACCTTTCTAAAAGTAATCTTTCCTTTTATTTTTCAAATCATTGAATACCATCAAATGATCATTGTCTACACCTTTCATCAACCGACTCATGAATGGCCGACCATATCGTTTCTGGATTTCTTGTGCAGTCAGATTAGTTGTGATAATCGTATTGGCCCTTTTATTGAGTATATTGTAAAGGATACTGAAGGACCATTCACTATCCTTCTCCATTCCAAGATCATCTATAACTAAAAATTTAGCACTAGCAATCTTGTTGACTAAGAACTCTTCCTGGCTGAAATCCGTCTTGATCTTCATCAGTAAGTCAGTAACATTAATGAAGATAGCAATTTCTTTTGTGATTGATGACAATTCTTTCATAATCGCAAATGCAAGATGGCTCTTACCTGTCCCAGCCTCACCTTGAAAAATGACATTATTTCTGGCACCGTCTGCCCACTCTTTACAGATTTTTTTGGCGAATTCTAACTTTTCAGCTTCTTTTTCGGTAGGCGTGTCAAAATTCTCAAGAGTAGCATTCTTCAGCACATCATCATATAACGAGAATTTTTCAAGATAAAACTTCCGCTCTCTCTCATATTCTGCATCAGCAAGTTCATTGACTCTAATCTGATTTTCAGCATGGATCCGTTCCTTTTCACACAAACGGCAAAGGATATCATTTGTACGAAGAATTTTGATCAGTGGAATTTTGTGTTTATCGCAAATTTCTCCTTGCTCTTCTGTATTCCTGTGATAAGATAAAGCCATTTCTTCTAGTGCATTAGTTACCATGACATCTTACCTCCACAAGCTTTCCAGCTTGCCATATCTGACAAGCAAGCTATCACAGTTTCTTTTGATTGTTTTTTCAAAAGAGATTTTTTCTGATCACTGATTGGGTAAAAATTTTCTTCAAATTGTTGGATTAATTCTAGAACCCCCATTCATCCTTCACCTCCTGTTCATCTTTCTTCTCTTTACGCTGCTTCTCAGATTGTCGAACTTGTTCAACTGTCGTTACTTGATTCTGCTGCCAATTTCGCAAAATGCCACCTATGTATTTAACATTTGGTTTCCCTAAATTAACAGCCGTCCTCAACGCTTCTTTAACTAGTTCAGAGTCATTTTCATTTAACAGATGATTGATTTCTTCGATTTCAAACCCTGATAGCAATCTGCGAAACTCAGACTGAAATAGTTCTAAGATATTTTCACTATTACTAGTAGTAGTTATATTCTTATTCTTATCTTTATCTAATCTATTCTTATTCTTATCTCCTTCTTCTTCTAGTGCGTTACCTTGCGTTACTGTAACGTTACATGTAACGTTACCTAGAGCGAGATTTTTTTGCTTCTCACGATGTCTTGCAACACGATTGCGTGTTTGCTCCTTAATTTTTTCCATACCGTCAATATTTTGATGCTTTTCCCAATTTGGCAGCGTGATAACACCATCGATAATTTCAACCATTCCAAATTGTTCAAAGATCCCTAAAGCCATTCTTACAGTATTTAGTGGTCTTCTAAAGATAGTAGCAAGCATCTCATCTGTATAGTGTACCTTGTCCGACATCATAAGCAATCCGTTTCGATTGTGTTTTCCAGCAAGTGCCAGAATTTTAAACCAAATGACTAAAATTGCATCATGATCAGGCAAGGCATCAATTAGACAGATTTTTTCATCATCGAAAATATCAGTAGTAATCTTAATCCATTTGATTTCAGACATACACAGTTCCTCTTCTAACTTTATTTCGCTTTCCACTTCCTGCGATTTGCACGATATTCCTTCTTCATTTCTTCGAAAATAAAACGGCTATCCACTTCCATTTTCTGGATTTTTAATATGCAGTAGTTTTTATCCAGTTCACGGTAATTTTTGGCTAGTTTTTGGTAGTCAATAAGGTGTTCCTTGATTAGAGTTAAATTTTCAAGGTTGTAGCTATAAAATGTTGCGTCGTGCCTTGATTGTTGTCGTTCTTTATCATTGAGAAGCTCATTGTAAATTTGGATTGTATTTTCAACCCATTTGAGTGATCTATTAAAATCTGTTTCCATTTGTTACTCCTGTTGTTTTATTTTTCTACTTAATTTTGTGATACCTGCTCCCAGTTTGGTCAATTCTGGATCCGTGCTAAAGTAATTATTCTGATTCATTCGAGCAAGTTCTTCATTCGATAAAAGAATAAGGTTAGATATTTCATAGTTGCTCTTATCTCCATCTAGGAAGCAAACTGAATAACCTTCTGGGATTGGCCCAAAATTATCTTCCCAAACTTTACGATGCTTCAATACCCATTTATTAGGATCTGCTATCTTCTCCTTTGGATATCCATCTGTTGTAAAATTGATAGTTCCAACTGGTAAGTAATTCGGAGGTTTATTTCCTTTCTTAAATTGACCACTATTTCTTGGTCTATTAGGGAATTTCTTTCCTTTGTTAAAAGGAATCCTACCTTTCTCGAATCTTCCAGTTAACCCGCTTGTAAGATTGTTATTTGAACGATAGCTTTTAACTTGTTGAACCGTTAACGAGAGACCGAATATTTCGTTCATCTCATTAGCAATCTCTTGAGCAGTTTTTCCTTGTTGGTTTTCTATGAAATAATCATGCTGCTCTTTATTCAGTAACTTATTTTTAAAAGCTTCACCACCAACCAATAAACCAAGACGCTTACGAACACCACCGATTTGAGTCTTAGTATAGTTCGTTCCGAATTTCTCATTTAGCAGCCTTGTGACCTCTGGAGTTAATCGACCAGGGCAAATTTCATGCATGTATTCTGTGTATTCATCCTTCCAGCAAAGCGATCGGGGCATTGACCTCACCTACCTTATCCTTGAACTTCTCAGCATCCAGGGCGAGCTGTCCTGCTTGTAAGATTTGGCCTGAGATAGCGACCATCTGTTTCGAACGCTGCAGCTCAATTTTAAGTTCTTCCGCTGTAAGATCCCTATCATCCAATGTTTCTAGTTGAGCAAAGAGCGTATTTGTTAAATCTGTTAATTTATTTCGTACCATTTTACGCTCCTTATTTTTGCTTCTTCGATAATCCGACAGGAGGCTGCACGTCATAAGTGAATTGCTTATCTGAATTTCTCAGATTCATACGAGCGACATTGCTCGCGATTAGTTGTCTGTTTTCCTTTTTAGACTCTGCTCGATCATCTAATTCATTTACTAATGCCCAGAGTAAAAAAAGTAATGCTGTTCCGAAATAGATATATTCAATCATTTTGTGTTTTCCTTTTCTTTATAGATTGCAACGATTTTTTCAAGATCTGCGATACGTTGATTTGCTTCCTGGTATTTTATTTGTAGTTCAATCAATTTTTGATTGAGTTCCAGAGCAATTTTCTTCCAATCCAGGTTTACTTCTTCAATGATCCCTGAAAAATATAATTTTATTTTGTTTAATAGTCTCATTTCTTCCTCACTTCGTTAAATTCATCCAATTTGAGTTGTACCATTCACGGACGGCATCCCGTGGCCAACGTTTGTCATTGATGTTTGGAAATCCTTTCTGGTACCGAAAACGGTCATCGAATGTATCTACCGAAACTCCAAGCATTTTTGCCACATCTTTCCGTTTTAGCTCTAGAGGAAAAGATTCCTCTATGTTTGCTGATTGTAAGACAGTAAATTTAATCTGGCTCGCAATAGCTTGAATTAGGTCTTCCATTACTGCCCCTTTCATGATATAATCTAAGTAGTTATTTTAGTGAGTGCCTGATTTCCGTCAGGCGCTTTTTTTATGCGCTATATGTATTTAATTCCATGATTTTCATCTTAGTATTGGTGCTTGGTTCCCAAGTCATCCAATAGGCAAGCGCTGCTTCTGCGAATTTTTTTGGCAATAGGTCATAGCGACTGATGTTGAAATGATCCTTGAAATCAATCTCAGCTTGTCTGAAGACTGATTGAGCGAATGCCTTATCTGCATAAGCTGGACTGTCAATTCCGCCCAGGCAAGCAACTACTCGAGCCTTACGCTTCTTCAATAGCGACTGAGCATAACTTGGGTGAATTGGTTGTTCATTCTTAAGATAGTCGATATCTTCTAGCATTGTGACTTGTTGTTTCCGAAGTTCTTTCTGTCCAGTAAATAGAGCAATAAAGGCATCTTCGTCTAAGTCTTCACGGATGAATCCACCTTGTCTGCGAATGGCTGGCAAAACCTCTGATGTAACCCATCGTTTAAATTCTTTTGCTTGTGGCAATCTACTAGATAGAATAAGTGAGTATAATCCTGATTCGTTGATGACCAACATGTCTTGGATTCCACCACTAGTAAGGATGCCCTGTTTTAGGGCGTCCTCTTCGTCAACGTGAAGAGCGATTGCATTTCTAGCTTTGCTGTATCCCAAGATATCCGCGACATCTTTTCCTACGAACCAAGGCTCGTCATTAATTGTCATTGTACGGACCTCTTGTCCGTGAAAATTAAAAATTTCGTTCATTTCCTACTCCTCGAATTTTTCCCATGATTCTGAAATTCGCAATTTCTTGTTAATCCGCAATTTTAAGTCATCACTGCCTTTCCCATCTCTGAATAATTGAGTGATTGCTGATTGACTTACACCGATAACAATAGCTAGATCAGTTTGCGACCAACCTCTCTTTTTGAGTTGTTCTTTAACAATCTCATTCCATTTTTTATGTTGTTGACTCATAAAACCTCCTCCTTAATTATTTGTAAAAGTTAAAAAGTTGGTAAATACAAAAATGTTATTTCTTGACTTTTATAATACGATTGTGTAAAATAAAAGCGTAGTAAAAGACTTGATAAAATAACAAATCTATCAATTGTTGTTGCTCGCCAAAGCTATTAATTTTTAGATAAGTTTTTACATTGTTTTTTACCAACTTATTAACTTACAAGAACTATTTTACACGAACGTATTATTTTTGTAAGTTCTTTAGAAAGGTTGATTTTACAATGTTTGAAGCATTTGAAAGAATCAAAGAACTTGCAAAGAAGCGTGGTGTTAATCTTCAAAAAGTATCTGAAGATCTCGGATTTAGTACAAATTATTTGTATAGTTTGAAAAATAAAAAGACACCTTCTGCTGAGCATATTGCAAAAATAGCCGAATATTTCAACGTTTCGACTGATTACATTCTTGGTCGTACTGATAACCCAAACTTTCCAACTGAATCTGTCACTACTGCTGATGGTCGTACCGTTGACTTGTCCAATCTTCGTGAACGTGTAGTTCTGTTTGATGGTAAACCTTTGTCAGATGAAGATGTAGACAAGATTGCGCAGATCATTAAACTCTCTTTGGGGGTGTCCGATATTGAAAGTGAATGAGTTACTGGATGAATACCAGGTCACACTCTATCTCTTCCCTGAGACTATGTGGGAGCGTAGAGGCTTCTATTTCCCCGATGAGCGCATTATTTACGTTAATGGGGATTTATCCATAGAGGAACGAGAAGAGGTCATTCTGCATGAATTAGGGCACATAAACCACGACCCAGCCAATTACAAAAGGCTGCTATACAAATATGAGAACGAAGCAGACCGCTTCATGATTCGACATCTCATCTCTGAAGAACTCGCACAGTATGAAGTATCAGACTTCAACTGGCTCCAATTCGCAGAAAGACATAAAATTTCAACAACCTGGGGCGAAGATATGATTCAGGAAGAGTTTTATAAATTAACTGGTAGTTAAATAATTTAAAAAAAGGAGTAAAATCTTATGGGATTTTTAAACAACGTTAAACAAGAATCGTCATTTTCTACAGCTTCAGGAACGAATGGATTGCACTACGTCGTCCTTCAAGTTACTTTGAAAGAAAAATTCTTTGGTACTGGATCAGGGAATTTGACAGAACTGGAAGATGTAATTAATAAACAAGCAGCTAAAGGATATAGACTACATACAATCAGCACTACTAATGGCGGAAGTAAAGGTCTTGGTGGTGGAGACCGTATTCAAGCTACTATGGTATTCGAAAGAATTATATAAAATTTCAACAACCTGGGGAGAAGATATGATCCAGGAAGAGTTTTATAAATTGACAAGTTAAAAAAGAGGAATAAAAATGACAGATACAGACATTAAAGATAATAATACTGAACTTAATAATAAATTGTCAGATAAAGAACTAGAATACTATCATTACTTAATAGATTCACAACGTACAATAATGTCAGAACTTCCCGAGAAACTCGCTGATTATTCTTTTATAAAAGAGAAATTGATGAATAACTCTAATATTTTTCATAAAAAGCCTAGTCCTTTTAAAGAAAAAATGACATCGATTAAAATTGTACAACCTGACAGTGGCCAACTTTTAGGAACAGTAACTAATTTTGATTTATTCCCTGGTTCAACAGGTCTAGTTGCCTTCTTAGATTTCTTCAATCTAGTACCTGATAAGACTTATGTTCTATCTGTTGATGCTTATTTCCAAAACGGGACACATTACCCGGTCCATGCTACAAGAATTAATATACCTAAAAGTGAGTTCATAGATTTAAAAGATAATTACGGAAAAGCTACTGGTCATTTTGAATTCAATTTTACAATTCAATTACCAAGTGATTTTTACTTTTACTTCAAACTGTCTGATGAGGAAGGGAATCAGTTAGATGAAGCGTATAGTTACCATTCTTTCATAAAACAGGGGTAAGTTATGCCAGAATTACAAAATAATTTTAAGCCGACTGCATCTAATATTACACATATTTCTGCTTCAAGGCCTTCATTGAAAACTGTACCCATACAAAAAAATGATATAATAGAATCAGAGATAAAAATGGAGGCACAAAGAATGGCAAATGATACATATACAAAAACAGAAATTGATTTAAAGTTAGATAAAATAAACTCTGACGTCAAACACGGTTTTGAAAAAGTAGATTTAAAATCCGATCAACTCAGAACTGAAATGCGTGATGGTTTTGAAAATATGGGACTTCGAATGGAAAAAATGTTCTCTGATTTCAAACTAGAACAACAAAAAGAGAAAGAAGAAAATAAAAAATGGTTAATCGCATTAACCGTTGGTTCTCTTCTTTCAATTATTGGGATTGCGGTTTCAATTATTGCTATCCTATTTCAAAAATAAAAAAATTCCCCACACTCTCCGACCGCCAAGTTTTTGAGTGTGAGGAATAGCTAGTATATTAAAAGGCATTAAAAAGCCCTTTTTACTATACCCATTTTAACAAAATAAAGCGGGGAAATCAAATGGCATCATATAGAAAAAGAGAAAATGGGAAATGGGAATATCGCATTTCCTATAAAACTCATGACGGAAAATATAAAAAAGCTGAAAAAGGAGGCTTTCCAACAAAAAAGGCTGCACAAATTGCAGCTGCTGAACGAGAAAAAGAGCTACTTCTTCCTTCCTATGTTTCAGACGACATTACTCTTTACGAATACTTTAAACAATGGGCGACTATTCATAAAAAGCCAAATATTTCTCCTACCACTTGGCAAGTTTATCAAGCAACTAGTCGTAATATTGAGAAATTATTCCCAGGTGCTAAGCTAAAAAATATCACAAGTTCAATCTATCAGCAAGCTTTAAATACATTTGCTGAAACGCATTCTCAAGCAACAGTTGAAAAATTGAATATCCATATCAAACAATGTGTAGCAATGGCTGTCCACGAAGGGATCATTCAAAAGAATTTTACGACATTTGCCAAAGCAGTATCACAACACAAAGGGATAGAAAAAGAAACTAAATTCCTAGAAGTCGATGAGTACGAGAATGTGATAGCTGTTTCAAAAAACAAGATGGATGTGCAATCCTATGCAGTAGTATATCTTATCGCAGTATCTGGTATGCGTTTCGCTGAGTGTCTAGGGCTCACATGGGATAACGTGGATTACGATAACAAGGTTATCTCAGTAGATAAGACCTGGAATTATAAAACGAATCTTGATTTCAGCACTACAAAAACAAAAAGCAGTATCAGAAAGATACCGCTTGACGATGAAACACTTAAATTACTACAAATCTACCATAAAGAACATTGGATTCACAATAAAGAAAATCGTATCTTCTCCAACATATCAAATAATGCAGTCAATAAGACATTGAGAAGAATTGTTGGTAGAAATGTCCATGCTCATTCACTTAGACATACTTACGCTTCTTTTTTGATTGCTAAACGTATTGAATTACTCTCTATTTCAAAAATCCTTGGCCATGAGAATATGAACGTTACCATCGAAGTCTATGCTCACCAATTGAAAGAATTGGAAGAGACAAGTAATTCAGAAGTAAGAGAGATATTTACAGAATTAGGGGCGAATTTGGGGCGAAATACCTCAAACCCCTAGTAAAATCAATAGATTATATGCCCCCTGCAG